TCACGAAGACGGTCTGGAACATCATCCAGGTGATCTAGCTTCTGTAGAACCTTGACTAGAATCTCGCCGTGCTCGAGTTGCTTCTTGTAGATGTCAGCTTGCGTTATGCGAACCGAAGTAGTTTCCTCGGCCATTATGCAGTTAGCCCGAAAGCTACCTCGACCTCTTCGACCGTTAGACCAAGAGCTTCTAGTTTTGCAATAGCCGAAGCCTTAGCGTTAATCTTGGCTTGTGCTTTGGCTTGTAGTTCTGCTTGAACTTCTGGCCATAGATCTTCTAGTTCTTCTTCGCTTGGCTTGTCTGATTCATGTAGCCATGTAAGTCCTTCGTATGAATCTCCGTCAAGAGTCCATTCAGAACCAACGTATTTACTGGAAAGAATGCTTGCGATGTCCATTAGACCGCTACCTCCGTTAGTGTAATTGATGAAATAGAACGAGATGAAACTGCGGAATCTCCATCGCTGGTAGACCTATTTATGAAGACAGAGTTACCGCCAACCTCAGTTCTTATTTGCACTTTGTAAGTCGTTGCTGAAGTGGTAGCCGGGCTGTCTAGGAAATCAGCAACTACGTTTATGTTATTAGCTGATGATGTGCCGATTCGTGGGAATGCTGACCTTAATCTTGATCCAGCAGCATCTCCAAGACCAATTTCAGTTGCACCTCGAAGTAACTTAAACAAAGCTGTTGTAGCATCTTGATTTGCGTTAGCACTCATGACTACTTGAACCAAAATTTTGCTAGTTGCAGAGGTTGGAGTTATTGTGGCGGTTAGACCAGTTATATCTGCATAGGTAGTGCTAGACATGCTAAAGGTGTCTGTCTTTGTTACTGAAACAACTTGTAAAATAGGTGAGCTACCTAATGCAACCCAAGCTGAACCGTTGTAGTTTTCGTATTTGTTAGTATCCTGCAACCAGGTAAGCATTCCTTCTAGAGGAGTCGTGATTGCTGCAGCTCTAGCTGTCGAGTTGCTAAATACCATAACCGCTTGATTCATCAAGTTATCGTTGATTTCGGATGCGTTCAATACGCTCCCGTTGGTAAATACTTTGTAAGCCACTAGGCTTCCTTCCATAGTTCGAGTGTCGTGAACCAGTTATCTACATCGATGCGATGAGAGACCTTGATTATAGTGTAGAATCCAACGATGTCTAGCTGACTATTAGTATAGCTGACACCTACCGTCATTCCCGGTGTAAACACCGCTGCGTTAGTCAAAGTCCCTAGTCTGTCAATTGTAGGAGTTTGAACCCGGTTTACTTGGTTTGCGGATCTGTGATTGAAGACTCTATCTGCCCAGTTGTTTAGCTGGTTTAGGTTTGTCGTGTTGATTGCTACGTCAATAGCTGCTTCACCGTATAGATCTATGGAGTCCTGATCTACCCGTTCGGTAAAGATTGCTGGGTCTGATACCAAGGAGACCCGTAGAGAGTTATAGACTGCGTCCGCGTCGGAAAAGACGTTGATTTCGCTCATGCACAAGTGATAATCGTCCCCGTGATTGTTACCGATTATGAATGTCTCTGGAGTTCCAGCCTGGACTCCGGTGCGATGAATAACTACAATCTCTTCGGTATCTTGATCTAGCCAAACCAAACCATTACCAACCAGAAGAGCTTCGTTTACTATGGAGCTGACTAGAACGTTGGTTTCATCTACTACTGGAATCTGACCGCCTACATGATAAGAAGCTGGCGATAAACCTAAACCGGAGTAGATACCAACTAGCTCCCAAACTTCATCTACATGGATGTGAGTTCCAAAGCCAGTAGTATCCCAGACTGCGAACCGAGAGTTCACCAAGGACTTGTAAGCATCGAAGCCTGTGATTTGAATTACGTTAGGCCCATCTGGGAAGTAAGTCACGTCGATTGTGTCTATGTAGCCTTGGAATAAGACTCGGTCTAGTTCGCTATCTTCTAAGCGAATACGGAACTTTGTGTTGGCTCGAATGTTTTTGTTTACCGTTGGGTCTAGTTCATAGCTTTGAAGAGTTAGGTTAGCCGTGGCTGGAGCTGGTTGGAAGTTTATAGAATCTTCAAGTGATCCACCGACAGAGATTTCTGCACGTGCTACGGAGCATTGGACTTCCTGCCACTTTAGACCGGAGCTAGGAGCAAGGACATCGTCCCCGCCAAGAAGTGATACACCAAGAACAAACTCACCAAAGCCACCAAGGACATCGGTTCCGCCAAGTAAAGAGATTCCAAGAATGAATGAGTTACCCTCTTCGTCTGGAGTTAAGAACTCGACCTTTAGGTTTTGATCTATAGCAAAGTTCGTAATCATCGCGCTCTAATTAGGTTCGTTCCACTTGCCCGGTTAGCTCGGTTTATTGCATCGGCTATCTCTTTAGCGGTTGCATCGGTTCTAACGCTTATGTTGTTATTGATCACTGGTGCTGGAGCTTGGAATGCGCCACCGAATAAGCCACGACCTTCTTCATACCTGGTTCCACCCGAAAGAATTTCAGCATTTTGAATTACTTGCTGACCTTCCATAAATCCACCAGCAGCAGATCCAGCAAGAACCGCTCCTGTAGTTGCAACGGCAGAACCGCTAACGAATGCTGCAATACCAGCTGCAGTCTTAAATCCATTTACCGCTACGGTTGCTAGGTTCCATGCGGTAGTTACTCCACCGATTGCAGCAACCATCGGAAGTAACCAATCCTTATTAGCGTCTACCCATTTCACGGCTTCAATCATCTCTTCAATAATTGCAACTATGCCGTCCACAATCTCCTGGAGCTTAGCCTGACCTTCTGGGGTAGCTAGCCAATCGGAGAACTCATTCAGAATTGGAAGCAAGGCCATTCCTACTTGCTCTTGCATCTCTCCAAAGATAATGTTCATGCGTTGGTAAGGGTCGGTATCGGCTGCCGCTTCTGCAGCTCCAGCGAAAGTCTTCTCTAGTTCGCTAAGTGGATCATCGACTCCTCGAAGGGAAGGGATCAGCTTTAGAAGAGCGGTGTCTTGACCTGCCAGGGACTTAGCCATAGCTTGGGTTACGGAGTCTAGGTCTTTACCAGTTGCAGCGGAAGTATCTAACGCAATTTGAAGGTAACGGTTTGACTTAGTAACGTCTCCGGTTGCTATGAATAGCTTTTGGAATGCTGGTCTTAGAATGTCATCGGCTACGGATGTTTGAAGCTGCATAGCCTTTATGGAGGCTTCGGCTTCTGCTACGGTTGCAGCGGTTGCCTTCCCGGTGTTCTCCATGGCAATAGCTAGAAGTTGCTGGGACTTGACATCCTCCACGGCTGCCTTTGCAGCTTGCTCGAACTGGTCTTTGATAAAGCCTAGAGAGAAACCAACACCGATAGCTCCAAGAGCTTTTATCATTCCGCTGGAGATTGCGCTGGTAGTTTTGTTTAGGCCTTGCAGAGATCCTTCTGCGCCCCTGGTTGCATCGGTGAGCTTCTTGAACTCTCCAAGAATCTCTACGTTTAGAGCTAAGGTTCCGGCCATGCTAATCCTTTTTGACTGTCTGTATGAACGCTAAATACTCGCCCATAGTAAGAGCTTTGTATTCCGACGGACTTATGTTGAAGAACCGACAGAACTCCGCCATACGTTTAGCGGATAGCTCCCTTATTCTTTTTTTTCTTCATCACCCTTGATCATGCCAAGAGCGTCTTTCAAACTTACCTTTTTAGCATCTTCCATTTTGTAGTTAGGGTTATCCCTTTTTAGGACTACCCAAACAAAGGCTGCAAGGGCTTTGCCTTTAGGCTTACCGTTACTAAACGCTTCATCGATTCCCGAGTTAGTTAGGTTCTCGATTAGTTCTACTTCTTCAAGAGTCAAACTCTCAAAATCAAACTTGTTCATTCTGTGTTCTCCTTATGGTGTTCGGTTTGAATACTTCTGGAATAGCTTTTCCATGTTATCAAAGAAGGCCTTGTAAACCTGACTTCTAGTCCGAGTTAGTGCATTGGTAAAGAATGGCCTAGGTCTAATGTTCTTAGCCTGGAGATTCTTTCGGTCGTAGTTCCAACCAAAGTGAATCGGGTTAGCGTAGGGAACGGATGAATTGTTACCCGCGCTGACTACAACTTTTCTAGCTACTTTTCTAGCTTTGATTGTTGCCCGGAGTCTTCCGGTGCGAACTGGAACTAAGGTGCGGCCTGAACTAGCTACGATCTCTCCAGCTTCTTGGGATGCCTGTCCGATTTCAGCGGAAGGAACCCCAATAGCTCGAAGTGCTCGAACGGCATCGTTTAGGCCAACAACCTTAACTCCGTTAGCCATGGTTAGGCTGCTGTTACGATCTCTACTCCGAAGTATTTGTTAGTTGCTGGGTCGTGAGGAGTGTTCTTCACGCGCAAGGTAACAGAGAACAGAGCGGTCTCGTTGCTGTTTAGGCTTAGAGGTGGAAGCTCGTTGAATACTGCAACACCTTCGTAGTGAGGAGTGTCAGCGGTTGGAGTAGTGTTTCCGTTTGGAGCAATTACGAATGCAACTTCGGTTCCGTAGTTATCCCATAGAACGCGGTAAAGGCTGGTGTCTTCGCCAGAAGTAATTCCGTCTAGCTGTAGAGCCCATTCTCCACCAACGCGAACTTCGCAAAAGGTCTGAACATCGCCAGGTGCGTCACCTAGAGTTAGCTCAACCATGTTAGCGTCGCATGCGTAGTCGGTTGCTCCGATTTTGAAGATAATGTTTTGTGCTTTGATTCTTGTTGAAGCGGCCATGGTGGCTACCTTTCTAAAGTGTGATGTCTAGCTGAACGTAAAGGTTCGCTGCTAGATACTCGGCGTTATTTGTTTGTAGATTGTAAGGCTGGTTTACGGAAGTTATTCGAACGTATTTTAGAGGTTCGATTGCATTCAGAACATCCTCGATTAGCTGGTCTAGATTCTCCGTTGCCTTCTTGTTAGTCGCGGTAGAAGCTACCAAAACTAATTCAAGTCCTAGACTCCATTCACCAAACTGTGCGGTTTGCAAGTAAGGCTGCGCGGAGTTGATAATGACAATAGGAGGGGTTATTCGTTCCGGGATGTATTCCAGAACATTCAACCCTGCGTCCGCTAATTCAAGTTTGAACTCGACCTTAGTGGCGTTGATCTCGCTCATACTGCATAGCCTACGTATCTTTGAAGCAGCGGATACACCGCGTTCATGGGATCCTTGGCTACTCGAATAGGAGCGCCGTCAAAGCTAGCAAATTGAGCTACTCCGTTAGGAGCGCTGCGACGGTGGAAGAGTTCCGAGCTTGTTATTAGAATCGCCTGATCTTCGAGAGACTCCGGAACGGTGTCTACTTCTCCAATGTAAGTCGAAACTAACGCGGAACCAGCGGTCAAACACTCCTGGGGGAATGTAGTCTCATCGGTTCCAACATAAGCCTGGAACTCTGCCAACGTCACGGACATTTATTTACCTACTATACAACGTCTAGAACGACAAGAGCGTCTGCGAACGGCAGGGTAATTGCCATGTAGCCGTAAACGCTAATTGAGTCGGTCAAGGTTGTGATGTCATCTGCAGATAGTCTGACAGGTGCGCCAGCTGACTCTAGAGTCTGGATGGCTGCGCTGTTAGCCACGAAGCAACGGTTAGTTGCAATCTGTGGGTCTACGATAACTGGAAGACCGAATAGCTGACCAGATAGACCTGGGATGTTAGCTGATCCGATGTTGTTTACTCCAGCGCCGTTTACTAGCACTACTGGACGGCCGTCTTCGCCAGCTACCTGTAGAAGGAACTTGTAAGCTCCGGTTCCACACATGATAGCTTCTGGACGTAGTCCGGTCTCCTTGAAGATGTAAGAAGATGCATCTGCTAGACCACCGATAAGAGCCTCGGAAGTTCCAGCTGAAACGTCCCAACGCTTGCCTGTGTAGTCCTGTGCTTCCACTAGGTCTACTACTGCCTTGTTGGTTGTGTTCGCGTAAGCAATAGATAGAGCACGTAGAGCGGTGTCTAGGTAGTTTACGGATGAACGCTGAATTGTCTGCTTGGACATCGAAGTGTAGCCACCGTAGGTTACTACGTTAGCTGATACTGAATCGATGGTTAGGTTTCCGAAGGATAGCTCTTCGTTCTCTGGAGACTGAACTCCAACTGCAAGAGTGTTAGCGGATACCTGTGCATACTCAACGGTTAGACCTGCAGCTGGAAGTGCAGCGCGGGAGAAGGCCGATAGAGTTGGACGGTTTGTGTCGATTAGGTTATCGATGTAGCCCAAGAAGCCTGGTAGGGCAACGGTGTCTGCGGAAGTTGAAGCTGCGCGGGCTAG